CAGCAGTTCCGAGATAAGTAGTGGCAGAAACCCCCGTGACGGACACGCTCGTAACAGGTACAACCTTGAGTATGGTCCCTATTCCGATTTGCTGTTGACTTCCCACAGCTTACCCCCTTAAGTAAGGCCATTTCCAGAAATAAGCCACACGTGAGCGGGCGAAGATTCTATCTTTACCGCAGTTGCCATTCCCCAAGCAGAAAGAGTTCTTGTTCCAGTGGCCCCCGTGTCAGAAAGCCTCAAAACATCTGGGGACGAAATTTGAATAGTCACACCATAAGTTTTGCCAATAAAGGAAACAGCAGTACCTACTGGGAAGTTGTATGTCGAACTGGCAGGGATAGTGACTGTAACAGCAGCGCTAGCAGAAGAATTAACAAATGCTCTGCCCATGTCTTGGCCTTGCAGCGTGTAATTAAAAGCGTCTATTTTAAGGGGGATTCCCCTGTACCCCGCATTATTTGCTTGAGATACTGCTGTAGTTATGTCGAGGGTACAAGCTGTTATGTCTCCAGAGTTTACAGTACCTAAATTAGGAAGGCTTAAGGTAGGGTTAAAAGCAAAAACTAAATTTCCCCCTCCCGTGGTGCCAGTAATATTAAGCGAAAGGTTATCTCCTATAACGCGTCTTCCAGCCGGATATGTAACGAATATATCTTTATCTCCAGCAGACCAAGAAACTGCCGCGTTCCCATTAGAGGAGGAAAGAATTGTTGTCCTGGTTAAAGTGCTTGGAGAAGTAAATGTGCCTACACCAACTTCCCAATTTGTTCCATCAGTAGCCGTGTAATAAGTTGTGTCTGTAGAAGACAAAAAAGCAGAAAAAGCTTGAAATCCTGTTTTTGCTCCGCCAAGGGAATAGGCTCCCGTACCCGTGGTCGAGGTCGTTTCTTGAACACGATCAGCGAATTTGAGAGCCATATTCCACTTTTCCTTAGGCGATACGAATAATCGCACCCGTTGCGGTAGGCGACGGGAAGATGATTGAGAACGTACCAGAAGTTGACGTCTTGTCGGAACCAAAGTCCAGCACCGCAACCGTGGGATCCCCCGTAGCCGTGTCGTTATAAATCAGAGCGCCACGAGCAGTGATCGTAGCAGTCGTAAACGACAGGTCCGAAAAGTCGGTCAGTGCAGTGGTGCCGGAAGTGGACACACCAAGCTTAGTCAACGCGCCACCGCCAGCAACATATGAGCCAGAAGCCGCAACTTCGTTGGTTGTGGTGTAAGCAGTGGTTGCAGCAGTAAACGAAGCGCTGTTGGTGTACAGAGCCAGTTTGAAGGTGTTACCACCCGTTGAGAAGTTGTGCACGGCTTGAAGAATTTCGCCCTTGAAGGACGTGCACATAAAGTTACCGGTAAAAGCCATTTAAGTTCTCCTTAAAATGTCAGCAGCAGCCTGATGACCGCCCTGAGCACAGATTTGGATGCAACAAGCCCTTTCGGACTGTTGCGCACGTTTTAGATAGTCTAAGAGGGTTTTTCTCAGGCTATCTTTAAAAAACTTTGCCTGCTCCCGAATTTCGGGGGGCGCAGAATCAGCGACAGACAAGATACGGTCCACGCAAAGGTCCGCTAAGTCTTCCATCGGCAAGCCACCGTAGTTGCTTGTTTTTACGATGGGCGAAAGTAGTGATCCAAGTTTCGCGTCAAACATCATGTCCTCACTGCTTCTGGTGGGGAATATTGAGAGGCTTTCCCCTGAGCCTCTATTTTATCCTGAACTTCAGAATATTTATACTGCTTAAATTTGCCATCTTCTTCCATAGCAAATACAGGCTGGTCCGCCAATCGATGATAGCCATAGAGCTTTTCGTTGTGCGGAAGAGAGGTGTCCAACAAAGATGAGTTTTGAGCCACCCCAACCAAGATCCCTCGTTCAATGGCTTTCGCAAGAAGGAATTCGCAACATGCACGGCCTGCTTCTGCAAAGTGCACGTTACCCTTATATGAAAAATCTACTCCATAAACCATCATTTTTTTGACTTTTGCTGCAATGCCAAAAGCAATGGCATAAGCCACGGTGTTATTTAAGTACCAAGTTCCCACGGCATTGACGACTTCTTCCAGGGGGAACTCCACAAGACCCGGGCACCGATCATCAAGCTCACACGTGTAGATCGGGCCCTGATGGTTCTTAACAACAGCACGCATCAGCCCCGTTTGGGTGCCTGCGTCTTCTGAGTCCAAGAACCGGCTGGCCGGATCAAGCATGAACATGCGATCGTGGTACACCACACCGCCCATGGCATTGATTGCCCAAACTTCGTCGATTTCTTGCGAATGCGTCTTCGCCAGTATGAACTGATCGTGACTTTTGCCCATGGCGACGATCGCCACGGTTTTTCCGGATAAATCTGGTATTTTTGTCATCCTTTGGCCTCATTTGGACTGATTGGGTTGGAAGCAAGGAGCTCAGTTCGAATGAGTCCATCTCTGTACTCATCACGTCTGCGGCGACCTTGTTGTTCGATACCGAGGCCACCAAGCGCCTCTTTGTACGAATTTGCGAAATATCCAAGCATGTCCAATGGGCCTTTAGTGTAACTATAGGCCTGCACGAGGCAACCATAAAAAAGCACTTCAGGTGCGTTGACGCTAAGCCACGTGGTTTGGTTAAGGGGTCCAAGACCCGCTGGTTTACGTATGTAGCCCAACTCAACGTTGTAGGCTGCGTCTGGAGTTGGAGCCACTAAAAAGCTAGTCTCAGTCCAGACGGAATAAAATTTTGGTCTTCCTGTTATGGCCGAATCCTCCCAATACTCTTTAACAAAAGATACGTCCCTAAAGTCTAAGAAGTACTCATCATTGGTTACGGGATCCAATAAAAGCAAATACCTGTGCGTAAGAATGTCACTAGGCATCGTAAGAAAACGATTGCCAGGAGTCAGTGTTCCAATAGAGTTTTGACGAAAGATCTCAAGATCAATTTCTCGAAGGATCTTGTTTTCTGTTAACAAAATAAACGTGTCAATGACTGATGGGGTCAGAACATTGGCGTCCGTCTCCATATAGTTACGAATGTTGGTTACAAGTTCGTCGTAGGTCATGTTATCACCACAAAGACAGATCCGACGCTTGCCACGCCCACAATTGGTTTATTAACTGGAGCAGGCATCATTCCCACCGAAGTAAATGCCGTGTCCCCTGGAACGGCAAGAAACACGTCCATAGAAGCAGGCTTTTCTGGGCGAGGCTGATACAACGCGATTGCGTCGCCGTTATATTTAAGAGGCTCAAGCTGTGGCTCTTTTGGCTCGTAGTCAGCTTCACAGACTTTGTACCCCCTCCAATTTTTCTTCAAATTGTTCAGCATAAACTGCTGACCACAATAATCGCAAATTCCTAAAGCGAATTTGCCTGATGCAAAAGCCATTTTAGTACTCCAACTGCGGCAAGAACCTCACGCTAGCAGTATCTCGATCCTCTGCAGCAGCACGTGCAAACTCTTCTTCGTACACAGCCTTTAGCGCCGAAGCACGCTCAGGAGCAAATTTAATTGCCAAGTAGTAAGCCAGCCCACCAGCCAAGCAAGGTAAAAATCGGAAGTTAACGTCCATTTCATTCGTGTACGCACCCGCATCTTGAATCCGCTTGATGCGGTAATGAAGGAAGGTGTACGCCGCATTTGGTGCGGGGTAAAAATACACACGAGGAACGATAGTGCGCTCTACATAAAACTGAGCGGGACGAGCCGTAGTGCTTTTATCGGGAACGTCTAAGTACTCTGCTCGGCTGATGCGATCAATACTGATGTCAGTAGAGGGTGACTGGGTGTTATCCCTAATCACAGCCTCCAGGACATTAACGACGTTTTCCGGAAGGTCGATGTACTCCTGTCCTGGAGTAAGCACTGTTGAAAAACGCTCAATGGTCCAAAGGTTTAGGCCCCTATTGGCCCAATCAGCAAACATCAAATTCAAAGACCTACGGGCAGACGAGAGTTGATAGCCGGTGGTTACCCGCATGCCACAACGCTCGAATGCTTCTTCTACTAGCTCATCAATCGCTAGGTTGAAGTCGTAGGTGTTTGATGTCGTCATTTACTTGCTCTTGCGTGCAGCACCATAGCCACGGGTTGCCGGACCACAGGCCACGGAACCACCCTTGGCGTACTTTGCCATGCCGCCAGACATCATCTTCTTGGGGGCCTTGGTCATTGCACGACCCTTGGCATCAGCGGCTGTTTTCTTCATCGCACGGCCAGCTTTGTCAGCCATGCCGCCAGACATCATCTTCTTGGGTTTCATCAATCTCTCCTTAGCTTTCTTTGCAAAATCGTCCATGTCCTCTTCAACCTTGGACTTAGGACGGTCCATTTCCTTCGATGCTTCATCGTACTGCTCTTTAGTTACGGGACGGCCAAGAACTTCATACCGAGTTTCGCCCTTAGGCGGAGATCCTGCTGCACGCTTGACCGGCTTAGCGGTCTTCGCTGAGTCAATAAAGTCTTGCTTTGAAGGGGCGCCTTTGGCACCCACCTTGCGCATCTTTTCACCAGAACCAGCGGCGATACGCTTTCTCTTTGCGTGAATATTGGCATAAAGTCCGGGCTTAGCGGCCATCTTCATCCCCTTTGCGCAAGTGCGTCAATTTTCTTCTCAAGCCGCTCAAAGCCGCTGTCAAAGTGTTCACGAATTTTTTCCAAATCTTGTCTAACTTCTGCACGAGTGATGTGATCACGAGCAACTTCCTCCCTTGTACGATTTAGCAAAATGCTAAGTCGTTGGATCTCGTCAAATTTGCCCTTAAGCATAAATAACATGACCCCCACAATTGCAGAAAGCAATGCGTTCCAAAGCATCATTTCCATTTAGCACTTCCATCGCTTTCTAGCCTGTCGAAGTCGGCTGTTCGGATCGGCTGCTGCTTTTGGAAACTTAGCCATTTGACCAGCAGAACGGGCACAGAACGACTTACGCCGTGCTGCCCGTTTGCCTTTTGGATCGTCTTCCGTCACAGCAGTCTGTAACTTACTGCCAGGATTGGCTTTGCGATAGGCAGCAACACCCTTTTTGGTCATGCCAGCACCCTTTTTGGTCGGGCGAAAGTTGCCCGACTTCACAGAGGTCTTAATGCCCATGCCCTTAGCCATTACGCTGCCGCTCCACCGCAGAAAAGCAGCGTTACGCTGGTCACATTCGCGTCTGCGACGTCAATGTAGATGCCATCTTCAAACAAAATACCATCGTTCGGCATGATGACATCTGCGCCGCCAGCCGCAGCAGGAGTGTAAATGGTCAAACGGCCAGTTCCAGACGTTGTTGTGCCGTCTTTTAAGGTGAAAGAAGAAGCTGTGCCAGAATTTGTGAAATACAAACCCTGCAAACGAGTTCTTCCAACAACAGCGGAGGCGTCGGCAGTCTTAGTGACTGCTTTTACGTCACTTGAAAAGCCCATGTGAGCCTCCTATTAGGCTGGAGCGCTGGTGGAAACCGGCAGGTAGTAGGTATTACCGTCTTGACCCTTAAACGTGATGTAAGCATCAGCGGTCAAAGAAGTGCCAGTGGCATATGCGGTAGGTGTGGAAAGGGTGATTACGCCGCCCGAGGTATTGATGGCGCCAATAAATCCGTTATCGGAAGCAACTGGGCCAGAAAAGGTAGTACGTGCCATGATAGTCCTCTCGTGTAGTAGCACTCTCCCGCGTCGTCTCTACTAAGTCTGCTAGGTCAGTCGACACGGGTAATAAACCCTAGTACCTTAAATATACAACAAAAGGGGGACCGAAGTCCCCCTTTTTTTACTACTTAGGCCGCGCCAGGGGACGCGAACATGCCACGAGGATCGGAGAATCCGAAGCTGTAGCGCTCACGAGCCTTGTAACGAACGTTACCGGTGTCGAAGTCACCTTCGAAAGCGGTTTTGATCGAAACGCGGTTAAACATCTTCATGCCGTTGGGAGCGTCGG